AACCAGAATTCACCATCGCTCTTTCGCACCAGCAGGTGCGGCATGGTGTCAGGGTCAACCAGATATTCAACGCCAGGACTGACTGTTTCCAACCATGAGCCTTCATCAAAGGCAGCAGGGTCGTAATCGTCAGGGTCGTCTACATCAGAACCACGGGGCTGAAACTCTACATAGTAAGTGTCAAAATTGTTTCCGGGGTCACCTTCAATTGTTACTTGATAGCCGATTGGCGCAATCGTTGGCAGCTCAGTAAATGCCTGCACGCTGTCCAAAATTGCAGTGATGTCTGCATTGGATCTGGCATCAGACACTTCGACCGAAATAGCGCTGTCGCCACGAATCCAGATCACTGAACCTTGCTGAGTCATGGTGTATCCGGTCAGCCCAGCAGTTGTCAGTCCGGTGATGATTGCCTCTGCAATCTCTTCTGAACTGATCCTGTTCTCTGTGACAGTGCCGCCATCGCTGACAACAGGCGCAACAGGTGTTTCAACCTCAGCCTCAAATCCGTTGACGTTGACTACATAGTTTTGCCCGTAGTTTGCAGCGCGAACCCAAATCAAACATTCATGAGGGTTTGGCCTTGCGATGGCTGGCGCCACGTCATCCTGCATCGCCGTGTTCGTGTTCAGGTTGCAGATGAACGTGAAATCAGCAACCGTGACAGCTCGGATCTCGCGACGAGCGTCATCGACCGTATTCAAATAATTAAAAGCACTGCCGTCTTCCTCAACAGCAATCTCATTGCCATCCAGATCAAACACTTGGATGGAGTCATTTGTGATGACAGACAAATACTCCTCGGATTGATCCCTCAGGATCGAATGGATGAAAGCATCTCCAAAAGAAGTCTCTGAAACACGCGCCAGCGTCCGCGTGAAATCACGCTTACGCAAGCCTTCAGCGATTGAGCTGACACCATTGATCTGAATGGCGCCCTGCGTTGGATCCCTCTGTGCGTCCGGCTGTTGGCTGATTCCTTGGACGAGTGACGGAATCGTGTAGCTGACGAGATTAGCCAACGTAGCTGCCTCCAAACATTGAACGACGCAGGCCCTGCTCAGCGCTGTAGGTCGGCATCGGTCCAGAGAACGGGCCGCCAGTCAATGAATTCGGCTGCGACTGTTCCATCTCCACTCGCATCAACTCCGTCATTGCTGCCTGCTCATCAATGGCGGTGTATTGGACCAAGGAATCAGAGCCGAGCATTCGAGACGCAAACACTCGCGCTGATCGAATCGTCGTGTATCTGTTGTATGCCTCTGGACTTTCATCCCAGTTCAACAGCCAGATCACATCAGCTTTGATCGGTGCGTCAGTGTCCGCGATTTTGAACGTCTTCTCTTTTCGGTCGTAAACCCTTGTGCCGCGCAGTTGGAAGCGACCGTTGTATTTGTAAGGGTCAACCGTCCACGACAGCACTTGAGCGGAGACATCGACCTCACCTGTCTGAACGTCGCGCTCAAAGGGATATTGGTATTCGCGGTTCCATGACCAGCCGCGTATCTGAGCTTCTTTGTGAAATTCGAGCAGGGTCAGTTGCGCCATCCGGGCGTCTTGGATCTGCTGATCCTCCAGGCTGGACACCGGCATTTCACCAATGTTGAGGAGAAGCGTGTTGACGGCCTCCAGCAGCGTCGTGCGCCCCGGAGTCGCTGACTGCCATGAGGAACCCATTTCTGATGTGCACAGGTGCTGTGCTCATGTTACGGCGGCCAAAAAAAGGGGCCAGCCGAAGCTGACCCGCAGTTCCACTTTCTGAACGAAGCTTACGCGGTGGTGCTGATCTGAGCTGCACACTCAGCGCGGAGAACGCCCATTCCGATGGATTGCCTTGCCACCAAAAGCGTGGATTGATGACTCACGTTCCAATCTCCGCTAGTGACCTGCAGTGCAGGGGACAGCAGTGACAGGACACCCATGCAATCACCGTGGAACACAAGACCTCTGCAGAGGCTCATGTCTTGGGCGTATTCCGCGTTGTTGTCGCCAGCGACTAATGTGTAGTCGTCTTGGGTGACGTGGTTTGAACGCAGGATGGGGATGCCTGCAATTTGCAGGGTCTTGCCATCTGCAATCGTGCCGTTGGCGCCATATCCACCAGCGAAATCAGCATTGATAGCTCTGGAAGATTGGGTGATGGCATAATAGTCTTCAGGGCCAAATACGGCGTACATTCCTGAATCTACGGGCACATCTTTTTGTTCCATCGCAATCCTGCAATCGAAGATAGCGTTCACCAAGGCATCGCCCCTTTCTTGACGAGTTGCATCAGCACCTGAATAGTCGTCACCGAGGGTGACAGAAGTGCCGATGCGGCCAGTGTTGATGTCCTTGTTCAGGGGTTCAGTTGTGTTTGTCGCGGCGGCGTAAACAATGCGAAGCGCACGGCGGTCCCACTCATAGGCAAGAGCTCTGCCCAATTCGCGGGTTATCTCTTGTCTGGCCGGCCAATAAGCCATCAGTTCATCGACTTCGGCGATCGCCGCGTCGGCCACCATAAGGCTATCAAGATTCAAAACGCGCTCATTTAGCGCGGAAGGATCGTTAGTTCCTCCTGTCAGCTCGGTGCCGGGCTGGTGATACGCAGCAGATTGCTTACCAGTAATTGGAAAGGCCATACTTTTGCCTCCCCTGATGTTTCTTTCTTTGACCTTGCCCTTCATCACGCAGTATTCCTCAAAGGCGCTCAGCACCTCTGCAGAACCCAGCTTGAGGAACAGGGCTTTGTAGCCATCCTGTTGAGTAGCACCAGCGGCCCATGCGCCCCCGGTGCCCTGAATTTGACCTACTCGTTTGAGATCAGCGTCAGCCATGACGGAAGAATTGATTGAAGTGTGCGGTTAGGTAACGCAGCTTTCTCAATCCTCTCGGTTATCCCCGCAAGGGCCGATCAGTTGCAGATGTGCAGAACACCTGCGATCAATTTAACCAAAGACATCCGAATTGTTCATCAGCTCAGCGAACTTGCGCTGATATTCGGTGTCTACGTCATACAGACGCTGACCCTTGCTGTTCCGCTTGTTCATGGCTTCCAGCACTTCTGCCTTGCTGTTGAACCTGCGTTGAGTTTCTGCTGGGGCCTGACCACGAATCAGCCTTGGTTCTGACGGTGCCGCTGGTGCGCTCTTGGCCTGCAATGCCTTCAGTGCCCAACGGATGGCCTGCGTGTTCCCAGAATTCACAACATCGTTGTAGTCAGCCAGCTCTGCCTCAGTCAGGCCGCCAGCGTCTTTTGCCCATTGGCTGATCCTGTTGAATTCAGCGTCACCGCCAATCTCATTTTTGATGGCTTGCTGTTCGGCCTCACTTAGTTGCCCTGCTTCAGCCTGACCGGCTTGAGTCCTGGCAACGTAGTTTTCGACAACCTGCCGGGGAACGCCAACAGCTTGAGCCAGCGCGTCGTAGTGCTCGCTGATGTCACCGCCGTTATCGGCCTGCCAGGCCAAGTCAGACATGCTCAAACCGGCCTCATTGACGGCGTTCACAATGTCCTCGCCCCAATACTCGACAACCTGCTCAGCCGTGTAACCATCGGATTGCGAGGGCCTGTCAGAGTCGGTCTGCTGGGGCTGGCTCTGTTTCCTCTCCAGCTCTTGATACGCCTTCAGCAGGTCTTCCTGTGAGCGGAACTTGCCGCCAATCAGATCTTGCTGCTCGCCAGGGTCTGTCTGAACAGCAGGAATGCCCTCCTCGGGCTCATTCATGAGCTGCTTGGCCAGCTCTTCCTGGCCGGGGGCAATCATCCCCTCAGCGCCTTCGAACTGTGGATCAAACCCAACGGGGATTGCCTGCTGTGGAATCAGATCAGCCATTTTCTTCAGGTGGTGTGTTCATTTCTTGGACAGTCTGAGCGGCTGCTGCAACTCCCTGAGGATTAGCTGCCAGTTGTTGCTGCATTGCCTGCTGCATTGCTTGTTGCTCTTCAGCTGCAATCTGCTGCTCTGACTTCACCAAACCTAGCGGACTTATGCCCATTGATGAACTCAGCCGCTTGATCAGCTCACTATTGTTCAGATACTTGGCCATGCCTTCTGGTCCGATCGATTGCTGGAGGATGTTGATAAACCGAGCCGTCTTCTCAAGATCATTGCCCCGGCCGACACCAGCCAAACCAACGCTGACCATTGGCTGAACGAGACCTTCGGGCAGCTTCTGCATTCCTCCTTTTCGCATGTAGAGATCAAGGCGTCTCCTGATGTATGGGGCTTGGAATTCACTGGTCAAAATTGCATAGACGTTTGCCAAACTTGCTTCCACCTGCATGGCTGTAATTCGCGCCTCTTCAGCTGTAACGCGCTCAGCGTCACGCATTTCAGCCAGCATGAATGTTGAGGCCAAGCGTTGTTCAATTCGCTGCAATGCTTGATAAGCAATTGCCACGTCCGAGCCTTTGTCAGTACGCACCGTATAGACGTCCTCGGGGTTACCTGGCAAATAGGCGCCATTCGGACTTTCAGCCAAACTTTTGGCATTGGTGACACCAGCAGGCTTCACAAGATGCTTTACCTGTGCACTGACCAGAGCGCACTCACTGACCGCCTGAGACAGCGCTTCAGCGGTTTGGAGATCAGCAATGGCAGCTGATTCGATGTAACCAGGCCCGTAGCTACTGGCTTGATAGCTGGCCATCCTGAGAGGGAGCCAAGGCGATACTGATTTTTTGGATGATCCCCTGGTGCCTTCAATCTCTTTCTTATTGAGCTCTTGAAACCACTCGACCCGTTCGCCTTCCCATTTCACACACGTATAAATATCGACGTTCTTTTGCGGTTCACCCGTCGGCATTGGATCATTTCTGTCCAGCAGCTGACCGTATTCATCTTTGTCTTTGCTCAGCTCATTGCGAATGCTCGCCGGCAGCTGATCGATCGCCATCGTTTCTTTCACGACAGCGCACAATGGCTCCCCAATCGGGTCACGCAGAATCACGTATTGATTCAACGGGAACACCCGCAGGCCATCCTCATCGATGT